TACAGTATCTTCAATTTCTAATCCTTCGTCGTTAACATTTTCACCAAGGAATTCGTTAAAGTTTTCTGCAATCTTTAATTCGTGAATATCTTGGTTCTGTATACGATCAATAAATTTATCAAATAAGAAAGTATCTTGCTTATTCACAACTACGACCTTGACAAACTTACCAGCTAGTTTTTTAACGTCATATGTATTATAATCCATTTTGTCGTCATTGTAAACAATTTTTTCAAATAAAGTGTAAGGATTATTTACTTTTTCTATTTCACGTGTTTCAGTATCAATTACATGAAAGTATTTAGGATCATGTGCATCTGACCAAAAGAATTCCATTTGGCTACCAAGATACCAAACATTATCGCGACGTGATGCAGCATGGAAATGACCAGATAATACTAATTCAAATCTATCGAATAGTTTATGATTCATACCATGGGCATTTGTTACACCACGCATCATTTCAAAACCATTCAGTTCTAGATGTGCACCAAGCCAATCAGCTTTACATTCTTTAATAAAGCTCATTGATGTTTCGTAGTTCTCTGCACATATCCATGGCAATAATGCAATCTTAAGAGATCCATATTCCATAACAGTCGGTTCCATAATAATATGGATTTCATTCATATAATGACCAAGACATTCTTTTAGAGAATTTAGATCATTTGTATTTTTATAGTATGTGTCATGGTTACCAGGAATGATATCCATTTTCATACCATTCTGTCTTAAGACATCTAGGAAATGTTTTCTGTTATGATTAAGGGCTTTAAAGTTTACGAACTTACGGTGGTCGTAATAATCCCCGAGGTGTAGTATTTGTTCAATCCCGTTTTCTTTACAGTAAGGAAAAAAGACCTTTGAATAAAAGTCTGCTGAGTTCTTAAGAAAGATTTCGGAAGAGTTACGAATACCGCAATGCGTGTCATTCAGTACTGCTATTTTCATTTGGTTCTTTTCTCAATATTACATAGGTGTCGTGTATAATCCATTCTAGATTATCACCTTTTTTCCACCCAGTAGTTTCCATAATTTCTTCAGGAAATTCAATAACTAAATCATTATCTTCTTCCTGAACTTGAATAGTAAAGACCTTTGCCGTCATGACATAAATTCCGTTAGGTCAGAATCTGCCAATTTAGATTTTCTTTTTTTCTTTTCAGTTTTGTAGATCTCATCAAATACTTCATCTGTTTGTTTAACTCTATCTATTCTATCTCTAAGAGAATCAACAAATGTATTGATAACTTGACCAGCTGCGGCATCTGCCGTATCTAGATCTACAAAGTTTTCAATACCAGATTTAGCAAGATATTTTAGTTTAACATCTTGTTGCTTCTTTTCTTTTGCAATACGTCGTAGGAATGCATACCATGCAATTTGTGTAAAATACGCAAATGCATTTGGCTTACCAGTTCTGGTAGCTGCTTCCAGATTATAATTTCCAATAGCCTTCAGGCAATTCTCAACTGCATCCATTACCATTTCCTCGCGATACGTATATCGGATAAAATTGGATTTATGAGATAGACCTTCAGATATTCTTAGGAAACATTGTGCAATATAATCTGGTACAATTGGTATAGGCTCTTTTTTCTTTTTGGCCTTATCGGCAATTGTAACATAATCTACTACTGCTTGGGAAAAGTCAGCGTTGTTAACATAATGAATACTTTTTCTTTTTGACATAATATGCCCTTTCATAATGTAACTATTATATCGTTATTTGGTCTATTTGTAAACCCCTATATTTTGTTTTTAAAAAATAATTTAGGGGATTTACAAACTGTCATTTATCCGGTATAATAAGCTAAGGTTACGCCGGGGAATGAATACTAGTGTACCGTTTTAGGTGGAACTTTAAACTGTATTACGTTTTCCGGCATGTCCGAATCTAGGTTATCCAAATTCTCTTCATCTGCTAGAGAATCCATATACCTTTCAAAATCTTCTTCATCCATTTCATCTAATTTAGATGCTACATCTTCTAATGGGATATCTTTTTTCTTAGATTTATTTTTTAATGTTTTTCTAATTTCATCTAGGGAATTATAATAATGTTTTAGAACATTTTTGCTTGGCGTAGCTTCTGCAATAATATGACCAGCATTTAAAATCGATACTTCAGTTGGGTCATCTTGAAATAATACCCACGGTCGAAATGCAAAGAATCTCATACCTCTTCCATAATCTTCCATATTAATAATTCTTAATGCACTTCTAATAAGAACGGATCCTTCTTCATCATCCCAATTTAAAATCTCGCATATGATCTCGTCATCGTTGGTAAGCTTAAATTGTTTAATATCGTCTTTTATCATTTTAAAGGTACCTTATAAGATTTGTGATCGAATTTCTCTTTTTGGTATATTTTTAATCTTTCAGAAGAATGTATTAGTGAAAAATTCTTTCTGCTTTTCCAACTAATATCATCACTAATATCATATAATGTAGTTTCTTTACCATCGTCACTTTTTCTTAGTCCTCTACCAATACTTTGTAATACACGTATTTGGGATTTACTTGGTGAAGCAAATATGATATTATGTAAGTTCCTAATATTTATCCCTGTTGAAAACGTACCTAATGAAGCCACAATGATTGCGTTTTTGCTTTTTTCCACAATTCCTCGTATTGCTTCTCTGTCGGCGGTATCGACATTACCAGATACAAAAAATACTTTACGATTTTCATCGGCTTTATCCTCTATTAAATTAAATAATGGTTTACCGTGTTTCTCTACATAATTATATAATACTAAGGTATTTCCAGTTTGATCTAACGCTAGATTTCGTATGAAGCTATTTCTTTTACTGTTGGAGACAATGTACTCAATTTCCTCCTGATATGTTCTCTTACCAAATTCTTCACGTATTTCTTCTGGGTAATCAAGTATGATTCGTTTAATTTTGAGCTGGGCGAGAGTATCACTATCCTGTAGGGATTTTGTTGTGGTAACGCGATATACTTTTCCGAATAAACCTTGGAGTACGAGTTCATGTGTTAATGCTCCATCTAAAGTTCCTGTTGTTCCAAATCTATATTCTGCTTCAGTAGCTTTGTTCATAATATTCATAAGAGACTTAGATTTAAATCCGTGACACTCGTCACCAATTACCATACCGAATTGTGAAAACCAATCACGTGGTAATTTATAAATCGATTGCCATGTACTAATACAAATAGCCTGATCAAAGTTTTTATCCTTACCAGAATATATTCTATGAATTGCACGATCAGAACATCCGTAGTTAACAAAGTCACCATACATTTGTTCTACTAGTCCTGTAGTCGGTACAATAACTAATACCCTACCACCTTTAGGATACTGATATCCAGTAGTTAATCTTTCAAGCCAATATCTTGCTAAGACATAAATTATAAGTGATTTACCTGAACCGGTAGGGGATAATAAAACCGCGCGTTTTCGATGAACGCCAGTCGATATAGCGTCAAATTGGTAATCTCTTATTTCGAATGGCAGATTAAGCTTACCAATAAAATCATATAAATCTTTTACATTTACCTTATTATAATCGTCTGCCTTACCATAAGGTGAATCGTCTAATTCAATTTGATATTCACGTTTTTCAGAAAATGTTAATAGCTGAGGATATAATCCTGCAGGAAGTTCTCCAGTTGCTCTACTAAACAACCTTATCTTACCATCCCACATCCGACTTCGGTATGCCGGCATGAACTGATATCCTGGTACATAAAAACTAAAAAATTCATTTAGCTCTTGAGCTATACCAGAATCACATTGTACATGTAGGTTAGCGTGATTTAATTTCCGGACTCGAATTGTCTCCACTTAATCATATTTCCTATAGTTTGGTGACGCCAATTTATATTAGAGATAATTTCTGTTAATGTATCTATTACTGTTTTAAGGTATTGTATTTTGCCTTCTGAAGTCTGGATTTCTGGATCACTATCATAATAATAATCTAATTCACCTTTAAGTATTTTAAGACCATCAAATGGATCTGGTTCCCATCCAAGTTCTTCTACTTTATCTTGATCCATCTTACCATTATAATATAACCATTTATCTTTTAGTAATTTCTTCTGATCAAACTCAGCACGTTTAAGCTGCAACTTATAAGTTGTCAGTAATTCTAAATATTTTGCGTGAAGTAAAGGTGCCTGACGAGAAGATTCGTCTAGCTTATTCGAATCAATAATACAGTCCTTTGACCACATCTCGTGTATACTTTTCAAGTCAATCATAATATATCCTTAGTTATTAGGATTCAGTAATTTCTGCCCCTGCAATAGATCTATTTACCGTTATGCTAGGCGATCCATCTACATTGGAAGTATATGTTGCACCAACCAATTCAAAATATGAAAATCTAAATGATGCGCCAAATACTAGAAATGATTCGCCGCCTGATGTAGATTCGAATTGTATATCGGTAAGTGCAGTAGGAATACAATCAATATATCTTATTTGTCTTGTAACGTTATTGTGGCTAGAAAGTATGGTAAGGGTAATATCTGCCATCGATGGTGGTGTACCACGACTTGCTTCATAAGCTGTTACGTTACCAACATCAAGTATTCTTCTCATCCAAGAATACATTTCATCATAAGATTTCATATCCTCATCTAAGAGCATATTTGCTTGTAATTCATTAAAGGTAAGTTTGTCACCGATAAAAGGAATACCGGTAATCTTTTTATATGGTATTTCAACGGAATTCATAATCATTCCAGGATGAACAAAACTCTGGAGAAAGAATTCCAGATTTGGATAATTTGTTCTATCAACTGTTAACTTAAAAGAAGTCGGTTGAAGATAATTAAAATTGTCTGTTAGCTCTGCCATGTTACTATTTATATATGATTACGTAAAAAAGGAGCGGCCGAAGCCGCTCCAGTCTTAATATTATTTTATTATTGTATTCTTATGCGCCAAGGATGTTGTCAACGCGGAAGATACGGTAGTACTGGTTAGTCTTAACAGCTGCAAGACCGTCAGCAGGAGTTTGTCCAACGAATGGGTTTGAAGCCATGCCGTAGCGTGTCTTAAATCCAATCTTTGGCTGGAAGTTGTCCTCACCAACTGCACGTACCATTGTTAGTGGAACGTATGGGCAGTAGAAGAGACCTGCGTCATATGGGTTTGTACCCTTATATCCAACAGTGACATAATCAGCTGATGCATATGGGTCAATGTAGACGCGTGTACGACCATTCAGTACACCAGCGAAGGTGTTGCCTGTATCGTCAACATTCAGTGAAGTTGACATTGCAGGAGCATAGTCGAGCATGCCTGAAGCAGCAAGAGCAGAAGCTACGTCTGAAGAACAAACGATGAAGTTACCTTTGCCTCTACGTGTCTCTTTAGCAATTACGTTTGCTTCACGCTCGATCTGAAGAATCAGACCTTTGAACTTCTCAACTGACCAACGGCCATCAGCGTCTGTTTGTACGTTGAAGATACCATTGATAGCAGTGTTGGTTGTTCCAGCACCTGTCTTAGCTTGTGAGTTAATTGTACGAATAACTTCACGGTTGATTTCAGCCAAGATCTCAGTTGACAGAATGTTTGCCAACTCAGTTTCAGCATCCAAACCATGGATAGCTTTCAGGTCCTGAGCCAGTTCCAGCGAGTACTCAGCTTTCAGTGCACGTGACTTAGCAGTGACTGTTGCCTTCTCGATGGTGAAGCCCATTTCGCGGAATGCAGAACCACCGGTTGCACCAAGTGCTTCAGCATCGGCTGTTGGCATACCACCAGCTGCAAGAGCTGTAAGACGCTGATCGTCGATTGTGCTATCAGCATCTGTATCGGTAACACCGTTAAGACCAGAAGCGTTATCTGAATCATGTGTTCCAGATGAATCACCTGAGAACTTTGTCTCTGCTTCGTTGAAGAGAGCCTCACGGTTAGAGGTTGAACCTCCGCCGTAACGTGACTTCATAGCAAAGATCAGACCAGTTGGTCCGGTCATTGGCTGAACGCCGCAAAGATCGTATGCCATAAGATTTGGCATTGCACGACGTACGAGTGCAATCAGAACTGGGTTCCAATTTGCAGCTGAGCTTGTGCTGTTAGCAGGTGCTGCAGCATTTTCGAACATCATACCTTCTTCACGAAGTGCGATTTCTTGGTTTTCTAGAACGGCAGCTGTAACTGCTTTTCTGTGCTTATCTGCAATGGTACCAGCTGACTCTTCGTTCAGTACCGGTGCCCATTTTTCAATCAATTTATCGTAAGATACTTCCATTTTGGACTCCAATTAT